CTTTCCGGTCTTAGGGTCGTAGCGATTACCTGTGGAAAGTTTTACATGCACCATTTTCTCAGTGCCTTTAGGCAATACGTATTTAGACTGTGATGTTTCATCGTCCGGAGCCAATTCAATTTGTTCTTCCAAATCTACTATGGATTCCGCCACTTCATCGAGTCTTGCTTGCTGCTCTTTTGTAAAGGCTTTTTCATTGGCCTTCTTGGCTTGCAGTAGCTGTTCCTTCTCGCTGTTGAGCTCGCTGAGCTCCTTCTGCAGCTGCTTTTTGGTCTTCTGTGACATATTCTAATAGCTTTTGATTAATAATTGATATTTTATCTTTGAGTGTTTTATTCGCGCCAAATTGTATAATATTAATGTTATCACGTTCAAATCTATCTATATAACTACTGAAATTGAGTTTAAGCATAACTTTCTTTGTGTCAAGCAGATTCTTCTCAGACAATCTGAGCACTTCGTCGAGCGTTTTATGTGGATAGGGCTCAAGTTGTTTAAGAATAAGCATCCTCTGTAAAATCTGAGGATTGTTACGATACTCAACTTCAATAATCTGTTGTACAATGGCATCAAGTTCTGATTCAGACATTCCATTGGTTTTAGCTGTTTCATATTTCTTATATAATTCTGTAACAGTAAAAACATAGAACTCTGTTCCCCAGCTAATAGAAGACGAAATAAACTCATCTCCGTATCTTAACCTACATATAGTATCTTCTACAAACTTCTGAGCCTGTTCAAAATTAGTTTTAAGGCTATTAAGAACAGATGTTTTGCTTTCAAAGTTTGCTGCTACTTGAGTTTCATTAATTGCTTCTTTTTCACTGACAGTTCCACCTGAACCTACAACAGATATTATGATGTCATCACGTAATCGTACACACTCTTCAACATTATACTGAAGTGAATCTTTGTCGATAGTTGTAATACCTACTGGATTGCGCATATCAGAAACGCCTTCAGCTTGATTTGGAATAGGCACCTCTACAAATGAACCAGGACCTGTAATACGTTTAGAACTGCATATAGGACATCTTTCATAAGTGCCATCTGCAAGGACTTTATATTCTCCTTTTTCGTTACGTAAAAAGCCTCCGTCACAGTAGTCGCCTGTTTCATTATTTTCAAAGTTGCAATCAGCCTCATACGCACTATATATAGGATAAGGTGCATATAAGTCAAGATGCTGTTTGGATAGTGAGAAAAACAAATACCAATCCAAATCGCTTAATTTCTTTGTGATAGGATTCTTCTTAAGGTCAATGCTTTTTTCATTAAGCTTCGTTGACCAGAAGAAACGAGCTGGACAAAAGCCAAGTCCATGCTCGACCTCTGTTACGAGTGCTTTAATCTTGAGCTTATCATCATCCAGCTCGTAAACGCGGATGTATGTATCATCGAAGACGGCGATTCGATTTTCTGGCTGTCTAAATATTATCCAATGAATGCAAGTACCGTCACAGGTCTCGTAATCTATGACATCGGTTATCTCTAACCAATAAAAATATGGCTCTGGGCGGAACGATGATTGTTCGGCTGGGAGGTCTACGATAAGAACACTGTTAGGCGATACTTGCATCTTCTTCCAACCTTCAGTTTTCCAAATATCAGGCTCATGTAGATGGCTTATTCTATAGTTTGCCCAGTCTTCTTCAAGTTCAGAATTAGTGAATTGATAGGAAGAAGAGCTGTTACGACTATAAAATACTCGCTCAAGTTCGCGATACACATCTTCAACGACTGCCGATGTAGGAAGTGGAAACTTAAACAGTTGGAGAAAAATATTGTATTTATCTTTTGGGAGCAAGGTCTTTACCCAATCCAAAAAGATGGTAGTTGGCATATTAGAATCAGACAAAGTAATATTCGTCTCAGTATGGAATCTGAGGCGTCTCTGCAATAAGTCTGCTCGACGTATAGTCTGAGCTTTCTTAGGCTTTTGCAGTATGTCCTTTATCTGCTTTAAGTCTAATGCCATTCTCTTCGTCGTAATAGTAATCGCTGTTTGGGTCAATTGACCATCCACCGTTCAAAACAGGCCCAAGGTCAAGCAGCCTTTCAGCATGTGGAATGCTGAATTGCTGCTTTATACCTGAGCGAGTAACGAGAGTGATGGTCTTTTCTCTTTTAGGACGTGCCATTTGTATATGAATTACGTATGTTTACACACTTGCAACGTTCACCAAATCCGTGAGAGGGTTGTAGTCCATAGTAGACTGCTTGATAATCTCCAAATCATCAGACCAATTGGGCAAGAAGCTCCATCGGATAGTATTGCTGTCTGGCTCTTCATAGCCACCGAGATTCTTATCACCTACGAAGAATGACAGAATTGGAATTGGCTGATAAACTACTGAAGTTGTATTACCCTCAGTAATCTCTTTCTTGATAGCTCCGATGTTACCATTCTCATCGATAAGGTATACGCCGATATTCTCGCAGCTGTACTCCTTCATCGTCTTAATGGTTGACTGCTTTTCTTGGTAGATAATACCCTCAAACGCAGTTGCCTCACGACCGATGATAATCTCAACACCACCGAGTGTCTGGTTGCCACCACCAAATGTGCGTGCTTCTCCTGGTGTAGTCGTAGGATTCTGGATATACGGCGAAATGATGATTTTTGTACCATCTGCTGCTGTAGCAAGAGCTGTCATAGCAGCTTTACTCTTAATACTGGCTTCAGGAATAGAGTTGAGAACTCCAGCTGAGCCGTATCTGCGCTGAATAATAACTTTCTGAATTTGCCCGAGACTCTCTTTGCAGTCTGCAATTTCAAGGTCTGCAAGATGTGCACCTGCTGGGCATCCACAATTTAATCCCATAGTTTTTAATATTTATTATTGTTAAACTTGTGCAACTAAACAACTTTGCGTCCCTTAGCTAAGTGTCTCGTGCGATAATTGATTTCATACGGCAAATATATATATATTTTTCCAAATTAAAAAATTTTTTATGTTAAACTATGTTAATTTAATTATTTTTAATTTTTACTATTAATTTCTCGACTTAATTTTTCGAGTTCTGTTCTTTTTGGCATGCATCTCATATACACCTGTAAGGCAGTCTGGAGCATCATCTCTTTGCTTTTTCTTATTGTCTTTACGATAACTCATTAAAGCAGTATGGAATTTTGGCCATTTGCGTTCCCAGCCTTCTGGAAATAAAATGTCGTTCATGCAACAGGCAGAATTAGAATATATACGAGATGCCTTATTCTGTGTCTGTGTAAACGAAGTTACAGCAACTCTAAAGTTCCTCATCGTGGCTCTAAGAATACGCTTTACATTACGAGCAAATGACCGACCTCCGTTATTAGATTCAACTAAAGCATAGACTGTATTATTACGAGTATATAATTCAGCTGTTTGTGTCTCTGTTATTTCCATTGGAGCATCTGTAAAGAGCACATCTGTAACATACACAAATTCAGGAGTATCTATAAAGCATATCGAACACAGGTCATCGGCACCAGTATCTGCAGTATCAGTGTAATTCCACTTTTTCATAGCGTGTGAGCCTGATGGCAAAACATCACGAGAATAAGTTCTAAAACCATCTGCGTACATAAGACCTTCGCGAGGAGTTGGGTCTTGCATATACTGAGTATCAAAGACTAATGGATTGACATCTCGCATTCTATGTAGTTCCTCAAGAGTGTGTTTCATAGGCCACAAAGCATGTTCCTCTCCTGTTTCTGCGTCTACTTGTATAGCAGGAAGCGAAAGTACAGTCCATTCTTCTGGTTCAATCTCCTGCAAATAGCCACAGAGGTCATGCTCGTGAAGCCTTTGCATAATTATGATAATAGGAGTATTACGAGAATTAGTACGGTTACGAATCGTATTCTCAAATCGGAGGTTAATACGCTCTCTGATAACTTCTGAGTCGGCATCTTCTGGTTTCATCGGGTCGTCAATCAAGATTGCACCTTGAAATACATTTATTTGTGCTCCTATGCCTTCGAGCATATCATTAATATTGTCGTCAAATGTTAAAACATCTCCGGCCTGAGTCATTTGTGTTAATTCATCCTCTGTAACATCAACATTTCCGGCTCCAAATCCTGTAACCTGGCCTTGGGTTGAAACGGCATAAAGTTCTCCTCCTGCAGCAGTTTTCCATCGCGTATTTGATGCTTTTTCTGACTCTAAAGCTGACTTCGGAAACAAAGATTTGTATAAATCTTCTTTCATTATGCCTCTAATTGTCTCAGAGTTGTCTTTTACAAGAATATCTGAGTAAGAAAGATGCAAAAAACGGCACTTTGGATTGAGTGCAAAGCACCAACTAATAAAAGATTTGATTGCAGTCTCAGTTTTTCCATAACGAGGAGGCATATTGATAATAAGCCTGCGACATTTGCCATCAACTACATCCTGTAGAGCCTTAAAAATGTGTTTATGGTGCTCAGCAACAATAAATGAGCGCTTATATTGAGCTTTAAACATTGCCTTTGTGTATTTTTCGAATGAAGTAAGCATTTCAAGGCGTAAAAGCTCAAGTGCATTGACCTGTTGAGGCTTAAGATTCTCAGCAGATACAACCTGTTCTTGCATTTCAGAAAGAGTGCGCTTAACAGGATTTACGGGTCTTGTATGAATATCTATTTTTGGCATGTTTCTTGTTAAAATTTAATATTTTATTCCTCTCGCGTCAAATCACTTTATTAATATAATTTATCAATCCTATATTTTTGGTTTAACTGAGATGCGTTGTGGTCATTTCTGTAAATATTTGTGATATATTTATATTAATAATGTACGCGCACATATATGATTATTTTAGCAGAGTATCTCTAATGACTATATATGCCTCTCGTGAGACTGGAGTATTGGGAATTATACCTGTAGCTTGCTGCGTTTGTTCAGGTAAGTTGAGCATCATACCTGCTTTTCCAAATATACGGTCCCATAACTTCTCAACTGTTTCGATATTTCCGAGTGTAGCATCATCCATAAGGCGTTTTACGACAGTTCTTATTGCAAGTGGTGTCTTTTTGTTCTTATAAATGGCTTTGAGTTGGTTTTCATTGGCAGTTAAAAGACACGCAAGAAGATTAGCGGTATCCGTTTTGGTTAACTGGAGGTTGAGATTTATATTAAGCTGAGTAAGAAGTCGCACAACTTCTGGGCGGGTAGTACCCTGAGATGCCATTATGGAACGAGCTACATCTGACGCCATTGAAATTTGCGGCATGCCGTATTTTGCAGCTTCTTCATTTCCAATTTCTATAGCTTCTTCAGCTGTTGGATACGGATTTTCGTCTTCGAGTTGTTGGATTGCTGCCTCTTGGGCTTGTTCTTTTTGCTCTTGGTGCTTTTGTACAGCTTCATCGGCTACTTTTGCTTCTTGATTCGAGCGTAATACAAATCGCGCTCGAGCTAATTCGCGCGCAGATTTACGCTTATGAATATCTGTGGCTTTTTGCTCTATTAAAGATTGGCGGGCTTCCATACCGTCAGTTCCAAGTAAGGATGAACTGTCGGGCAACAAATCATTTATATTTTCTGCTATTTTATCTTTTCTGTTCATTTTTACTTTGTTTACATATTTGTTAACAATTTTATCTTTACATTCATCTATCTTTTGGTCAAAATAGTTCATCATCTTCTATGGTTTGAGTTTGTATGTTTGATTGCTGTTCTTCAATATAGCCTTTGAGTACGAGAAATTGTTGTACTGAGCCGAGTTCTGTGTAGGCCTTAAAAATATTGTGCCTGTATAGCTTTCCGCATGTGTCGTGCTCAGGTTTTGATTCAAAAATAGATTTCATATAGTCACGTATTTCAAAGATTGTCATTTTACGTGTCTGAGTGCTTCTGTGAGCACTATAATCAAGTCCGCGCAACATATATTGTATGTCACGCAAAGAGTAAATAACTTGTTTGAGTTCTTCACAATGACTTGTGTCCTTAAAGCCATTTTCCTTTGTATAAATAGCTTCAGGAATTGTTTGCTTTAACAGGTTGTTAATTGCACGCAATTTTGTTAGTTGTGTGTTTAGCGATAATGGTTTTTTCATATTGTTACTGTTTTATAGTGCAAAAGTACATAAAATTACTGAAATATAAAAATTTTTTATGTTAAAAATCTATAAAAATAATAATCTTTTTGTTATACCTGTTTTTATTCCAAAAATCAACTCTGTATGGGGCCTTGAGTGCTGAGAAACATAAAAATTTTCGTAAACAAGGAATTTTTTATTGTTTATTGTTTATAGTGTTTTTATAAGTGTTTGAAAATCAATTCATTATATAATTTCTGTTATAAAATAAACAAAATAAACAATATTTCCTTAATACATATAGAGAGAGTTATTATAACAGAATCTTTATATTCTGTAGTAAAAGTGCAGATTTAGAAAATTAAATATAAATTATATAGGGGAGTTGTTTCTTTTGTTTCTTTGTTCCAAAGTGAAAAAATTTTTTATATTTCTGTCGAACTTCATGTCCATTTTACCTTATTTCTGTAGAGCTTTTTATTGTTTCTGTCGAATTTTATTGTTTCTCGACAAAATTTTATTGTTTCCGTTGAGCTCAATTTCCTATAAAATTTCTGCAACAAAATATTATATAGGGTTGTATACCTGTAAAATTTTTGTCGAACTTGATTTGAGCCAAAAATTGAACCGGGCTTTGAGTATATTGAATGGAGGGGCCAAGGCTTTTTGGCAAGGGGGCCTGTTAATAATTTTTAATAATTATTAATAAACCTTAATGCCTACTTGGATTTATTTAAAAAAATTAATAATTATTTGCCTTTCAAGCTTGAAAGGCAAATAATTATTAATTTTAAATATTTTTAGGCCTTAATACAAATGATGTTAACAATTTTTAGTTTTAACACGTTTTTACTCGTTTTAACACGTTTTAATATATCTGCAAAATATCAATAGTTTTAACACGTTTTTACTCGTTTTAACACGTTTTAATATATCTGCAAAATATCAATAGTTTTAAC